TGAGTTACCTCGTTGACGGAGAACCGTTACACATCCAGCTGGGAATTTACCACTCCCAACATGGTTTTTTTCATTGTTCCAATTGCATGCACTTTTGCCAGTTCTGCTATTTCTGTTGGTATTTATAAGTTTATCGAGAGTTTAAAACCAAGACAAGATGTTGTGGCTTTAAGGAAAGATATGATTGAATTTGTGAATGATGATGTCGATGTTGAGGATGCAGCAGAGGTTGCCTCCCTTGCATTGAAATTCAGGAAGGTGAGGAAACACACTAAATGCGGTGGTTTGGCGGCTGTAAAGAAAGCAGTTGAGTTCGCTATAACAAAGGTGGGCTATCTTGCCGACAATGCAGCCAATAGAATGGTTATTTCCAAAACCATCCGTGATTATATGGTTATGAAGGTCTCTGATGGAGGACTAGGAATGAGGAACCATGATGTGGCTAGAAGTTTCAACGTGGCCGTCACCATGTATTTCTTACCTAATTATCAGGCAACACTTATGAGAATGGTTGAGAAAGTGAGAGACGTGGATGTGGAAAGTACTGTCCTGGACCATTTTGGTCTAGATGGCAGTAACTAGGGATGCCTAAGGAAGCTACCATTACTGGAAACAGCCATAAACCATGGCCCAGTGGGTGGAATGGTAGTTACTCCTAGGATCACCCAAAGGAAAGATAAGCATTATAATATTCATACTGGAATATGTTCGAATGTGCAGTTTGGAGCACACTCGAACACTCTTCAAAACGTCCAGCGGGCTGTGGCTGAAAGGGTATTGTTTGTCCCCAGTAAAAATGGGGGCTTACAAACACCCCCTAGGCCGCAGTCGAAGAGTTATTTATTTAATCTTATGCAACCGATGTATAACCAACTTAGAACAAGAATTAGAAATAATTCTTCTTTTCCGATTCCTCCCTTGAGTGACGATGATTTTTGTATGAGTTACTCGGGCGCCAAGAAGAAAAGATATGAGGAGGCTTGTGCATCGCTGTTACGCGAATCAGCAACCCAAAAGGATGCAAAGATTAAATCTTTTGTTAAAACGGAAAAAATAAATTTTACGAGTAAACCCGACCCAGCCCCAAGAATTATTCAACCTAGGACGTTTAGGTATTCGGCTGCTTTGGGAAAAATAATTAAACATCTTGAAAAACCATTGTTTAAAACAATCTCTGATATTTTTGGTGGAAGCACTGTCTTAAAAGGTATGGATTGTATTGGACAAGCATCAGCACTCTTGGAAATGTGGAATCAATTTGACAACCCGGTGGCTATTGGTTTAGACGCCAGTCGTTTTGATCAACATTGTTCTATTGAGATGCTGGAGTGGGAACAAACTGTTTGGGAGATGATGACAACATCCAAACGACAGCTTAAAAGATTAATGCGATGGCAACTACTAAATGATGGTGTTGCATATGTTCAGGACGGGAAAGTGAAATACAAAACGAAAGGATGTCGAATGTCTGGAGACATGAACACATCTAGTGGTAATTGCTTAATAATGTGCGGTATGGTTTACGTATTTTGCAAACAACTAGGAATTGGTAAATTTAGGTTGGCCAATAACGGAGATGATTGCATTTTAATTGTTGAATCCAATTTATTAAAGCTAATTACCAAAAATTTAAACACTTTCTTCACAAAGTGTGGATACACCATGAAA